TACTTTATCAACAGATCCAACAACCATAGTCAACGAGTTGTTGACCTGTGTTAAGGCCTGGCCAATGGTCTTCTGAATCGTACCGAACTCTTTATCAACAGCAGCCGAGGCTTCTTCAATTGCTGCTTCTAAAACTTTAGTTGTTAACTTCCCTTCTTTGGCAAACTGCCTCATCTGGCCAACAGTGATACCAATCGAACTAGATATTGCTTGTGCGAGTCTAGGTGCTAATTCAAGAACGGAGCGAAGTTCATCACCTTGCAATCGCCCAGATGCAAAGGCCTGCGACAACTGAATCATCGCATTGTTCGCTTCCTCAATCGTTGCACCAGCAATTTGAAAGGATTTACCAATAGTAGAAGTGATCCGAGCAAGTCGGTTGAAGTCTGTTCTTAACTTTGCAGAGTTTCTACCAATACGGGCAAGAGTATTAGCAACAGTAAATAGAGGTTGTCTTGTTTCTTGAGCAATCTTAAAAGCATTCTGCATATTGGTGTTGAACACCTTCATGTCCTGGTTCACAACACGGACACGGTTGCTCATCAATATAAACTGATCGGTCATCCTCCTTAGGCCACCTATCAATTGATACTGAATAAAACCAAAAAATGCAGAGGTCATGCTTTGTATAAGAAATGAATGCTCCTTATACATTTTCCCAAGCTTCCTGAATATTGGCATGACTTTGCCTGCCTTCCCATTCAGCTTGTCCAGTTCAGTTTGCAGAGTCTTAACCTGCTTCTTCAGTTTCTCTACATCTGCTGCGCTAGTTTTTGCTGCACCACTTAATTGCTTCAATTGGCGAACAGTGCTTCTTCCTGCCTGTGCAGAAATCAACATACTCTTCTGTATACCGCCAAATGTTTTTTCCATCTGGCCAAGAAACTTGTTTGTGCCTTTTGTGGCTTTAGAAACTCTAAGGAGGGAGCCCTCAATATTCTTGAAGGCCTTATTTGCACGGCCTACGTCAACTTTTACATCAACTAGTGCGGTATAATTCGCCATCTATCGTCTTCTTCGTGGAGCAGATCGAGTCGGAGAAGATGCTCGCTTGGCTGCTTGTTCAGCCTTACGTTTACGCTCCTCTTTCTCTTTCCTTTTTTTCTCTTCTTCTTGCTTAAATGCAAAAAGAGTCATTTCAATCCTAAATATCGTTTCATAGACATCAGGATCATTAGCCCCATAACGCTGAAGATGAAGGTCAATGGCTTCTTCTCTCAGAGGCATTTCGCCAAAACCTCTATCTCTACCTGTTACGTCTAAATACTTCCACCTTTCATAACAAAATGAATTGTACTCATCGATCTCCTGACCATAAAGAGGACAAACTTCACACGGAGGACCTTCCTCAGTGTCATTCCATATGTCACTATGCTGACAACACCACTCATGACGAAAAATCATGTCACGAGTTATCTCATGCTCCTTGCTATCTGCGGTGTAAGGTCTCTTGCCCGTGTGAAGGTCAAGGAGCAGTTCTAGTTTTTTTCCTGTATCCCGAGTTGTTCCCGACTCTTGTTTTCAAGCTCTGCCAGTAATTCCTCAATCAGAGGTTGCATGGCAGGATTACGAAACCATTCTCTCTTGGTGTCGTCAGTACAAGGGATCGTAGATCCTTTTTCATCTGTGATCCCTTCCCAGTCGATACAGCTTGCAATCCACTGATCCTCCAGGAACTTCGCGACTCCTTTGTTGTTTTTGATTCGCTTTTCATAAATGCTTGACATCTGGTGTCGAGTTAGCGGCTGCATCTCGAAAAATACATCTGCTAATTCAGGATTCATCTCTGCACCCGGACATTGGATGCGAAAGTTTGCTTTTAACTTATCTGGTACTAACGGCATAAATACCCCATTTATTAAAGTTGAAAAAAAGGGGGTAGTCGAAACCACCCCCCGATACCCCATTGCTCAAAGGCGACACAAGGATGGGGCAGCCTTGAGGAACGCTCCTAGTCGCCTATCCTACTCATCGTCTTTCGACTTTGAGAATAATCCAGATTTTTTCTTAGGTTTGGGATCTTCTTTCGGCTCCTCATCAGAGGAACTTATAGACCAACCCCACGATGAAACAGTATCAATCAGAACCTTAGAATCCAGATCCATAAAGTTAGGGAGTCTTCTGCGAAATTGCTTTCTTGCTGAAGCGTCACCGTCTACAGCGCCAGAATCAGTATCCACATTGATTCCAGAACCTAAGCTGATTTTGAATTTCATTATCTGTACCTCAAGAAAAATTTATCTGCATCGTTGTCGTTAGTATCACTACCACGAACTACAGTGAAAGGAATGTCGATTGAGGTTGCACCATCTGCCTCAGTAGCAGTTGGAACTTCCATGTGAACAGTACCTGCTCCAATCTCAATGATCTTGCCCTCAACAGTCCCGATTCTCACGCCAATTGATCTTCGAGGCTCATCACGAAGTGAATTCATGAATTGGAAGTCTTTTGGGCGGAGAAGTAATGTGACTGAACCGGAAATGCTAGGCTCATTGATGAGATAACTTGCAGGAGGAAAACTCTCACCAGTCATTTCGGTCAATCCTGGAGTTGTAATGGATCGATCAAAATCAAAACTCACTGCAGTAACGTCAAGAGCATTATCTGAGTGGAAGAGATGAGTATTGTCTGCCTGAGTGTATCCATGCTTTGACCCGTCAGTCGCATCAGTCAAGAAAACTTGGACAGAACGCTGATCAATCAAAGTGGTTGTGTCAACAGTTGCATCAGGAAGATCGGGAATCAAAAGGTCGCCAGTCGCATACGGTGCTGCAGGAGACTGTGAATCACCATGTAGTGAAACTGTTGCTCCATCAGGCGCTGCTCCAATCTCAAGTCCTGTCTTTTTAACTGTTGCTCCATCATTAGAAACAATCTTTACAGGTGTGCCCTGATCCTCTGTTGCCTCATACCACATGACATCAGAAGCAGTTACTGCTGATTGACTAGCATAACGCTTAGTACCCTGAAGGGTTGCAGTTACCGCAGTAGCATGACCAGTTATGCCTGATCCTGAAATTTCTGCTGTACCAGCATAGAGAACCTTGCTTGCCTGAAAACCGACAGACATTGTGAGAGGCCCATCCTTTGCCATTGCGATAGAGAAGGAAGTTGGTAGTGCTCCTTTTCCAGCATAGTACTGAACTGTAGTATCAGTTTCCTGGAGAGAGTGAACTGTTACAGTTTCAATAGAGTTTTTCAAGAAGTATGAAATTACTGTTTTATTATCAACAGTTGTTCCAGTTGAACTAGAATCACCAGCATTATAGGTTCCTCCTAAACTTCCAAACTTTGTTCCTCCAAAAAGTCTTGAAAGAATAACGTGTTCTGGGGGTGTGGAAAGAACTTTCCTCGCAACAGTAATTGTCCCACTAACAGATCCGGTTAAAGATGTAACAAATCTAATGTCTGTATTAGCGTTCACATCTGATATGATGTGATCTCCGTTAAGTCCAGCAACACCTGTGGTTCCTGCAAGAGTTATCGTATCCCCGACAGCCAAAGCAGCATCACCTGATCCAGTTGAAGTCATGGCTACTACAGCCTTACCTCCACTAAAAGTAACTCCGGTAGAAGCCAATGTTGCCTCTGTTGTTGATCCTTTAGGTTTTGCGTAGAACTCAAGGTCAAAAGTTGAGTAGTCCATGTAATTCAATACACGGTCTACAGTAATCAAATCAGATCCGATCTCAGAAGTATCGGTATAGTTTCCGGCCTGTGCAATAACTGGTACAGTAGTAAGACCAAATGCGTCACCCGCAACAGGGGCATCCGCAATCTGCCCAGCGGTTGTTTCTGCCTTGATGTAGACTACAGCAGATCGAGACCGTTGAAGAGATGTAGGTAAAGCCATGATAAGCTCCTTTAATTAAGATGAAAAAACATAAAAATCAATAACAACAGGCACTTCGAAATGAGCACCTGAACCAAAACCTTGTGACACCTCCAAGGCATCAAAATGGTATGTAAAATTTGTGGTGCTAATATCTTTCTTATGAAAAATTGCGCTCAGCGCATTTGTATAAGTATTAGCGTTTGCCATTCCTGTATTATCCTTAATCAACAGGTTTAATCCAAGGATAAAATCCCTTCTTACAATGCCATCATTGCTAGGGACTTCCTTTACGTCACTACCCGCAAGGACAACGCTTGGTATAAGGTATTCAGTGTTCGCATCATAATTAAATGTAACATTTGAATTAACCCAAGCAATAGTCGGAGTCTGAGACCAATTAGAGTTAAGATGATTAAGTATTTCAGTTTCAATCGTCATCTCTTCTTTACTATCGATCCAATTTTACCAGCGAGTCTCTTTGCTGCAGCACGAACCCAATATTGGTTTTGAGAGGACCAACCCTCCTCTAGCCTTCCTATGTAAGGTGCATCATTCGTAACATTCAGCCCATTCAAATTCTTGTTACCCAAACGATTTATTCTTGGCAGATGCTTCTGAATCGTATCTTCTGCAGATCCATAAGTAACTCCATCATCTTTACTTGTAACTACTTTAGTTGGTGCTTCTCTTACATCAGAAAGAAGATCAGCACTCCATCTTGACCTTGCAAACCCAGTATCTACAGGAGTTCCGTTTACACACTCCCTGAAAAAATCAGATGCTGCATCACGAATAGAACCCTTCAGATCAGACTCTATCTCTTTGAATGCGTCAGAGAAGTTGACGGTAATGTTATCTTCTATTTTAGAAGTTACAAACTTACCCATGTCCGTTACGCCTTATTCTCTCAAGTTCACGTTCCACACCTTCCATGTGTGTTAAAAGTTTCGCTTTCAGTTCTGAATCATGCTGAACTAGATCAAGTATCTTTTCGTTCATAGACTCCATCTTCTTAGCCAACTTCCAGATAATAACTCCACAAAGTAGAAGTGCTGCTCCAATCAGACCTTGGTCTAAGAGCATCTGTGGTATATCTTCTATCCCTGCTGATTGAGTTGCTACAACCTGGGTATATTGTTGAGTATAAGAATCAGAAGAAGGATCGAAAGTCCGCATACCTGAATGGTGTCCATTAGCATAAGCAATAAATCCAAATTTCATCCAATAGCCTTTATTTTATAGAGTATCCGAGTACTCCCCATATTCACCGATTGGACATCAAGTATTTTGTAGACTTTGCTATCCACTGTAAGCTCATCATCAATTCCCTGATTTGGGAGAACTCCACTGACAGGCCTCACAAGAAACTCAAGATAATCAACATTCTCATTCGCCGATGAAGTGTTGCTTGCCTGAGAAACTCCGCTTATCCCACCAATCCCCGTGGTGTTCTCATTCCTTTTTATAATTTTTACAGCAATGTCTGACTCTGTTCGGGTTATGGCACCACTTGCTGGATTGTAAGCTCCTGTTACTACACTTTTATATGTCGCTGAAATTGATAATTCCGCTGCACTCACAAGGGTATTGTCAAAGACCTTAGTTACAAGGTCATCAACAAGTGTATTCAGTGCAGACATTATCTCTTCAGCTTGACAGAGTAGGAATCACCAGAATCTAGAAGTGGCGAAATAAAGTTTAAAATGTTGCGATCAAGAACCCTTGTCAGCCCTCCGCGATCAATATCGATGCTTAGAACTCCTGACACATTCACATTCTTAAACTGTCGCAGTGATGGATCGCCAAGAAGCTCATTGTCTGAAAAAATTCTAAACGCTAACTCATACGTTGCAAAAAGAACACGATCAGGAATTACATCCTCGTCAAAAAAATCATTGCGAAGACGTATGTTCTGACCATAAAAAACGGCAGTCGAATCTGGATTCGGTAATAGCTTTCTAGGGAAAGAAAGCGCCTGAGTGGTCGTAGTACGGTCACCACGATAAATCAGTTGATCTAGATATCGGGTTGCCATTATCAGCGATTTATCCTTATCCAAGTCAGATGCAGCAGACCACGAAGACTGCCCTAGCCTGTCTCCGGCATAAGCCACTGCATCCGCACGACTAGCGTAGGAATTCGCTGAAGCACCCTTAACTGTTGCGTCAAGGGCCATCTATCTAAGCCTTTTTAGAAGTTACTTTAGGCTCAGAACTCTTCGGAGAAGAAGATCCTGATTTGGAAGTGCTCCAACCCTTAGCCTCTAATACCTTAACGTCAGAGGGATGACATGAATGCTCTTTACCCTCTTTGTCCCACATAACAACACGTTCCATAATATCCTTTTTGGAAAGGGGGTGGAATTAACCACCCCCATTAAAATTAAGCAGAGGGTACTACGACTCCAAGTCGTGGATCTACAACTTCACAACCAACCAAACAATCAACGGACACTATGTCACGCTTCTTGAGTTGATCATAAGTCTGCATGACCCGAAGACTCATGCCATTGTAGGACTGAACTGCAGAAGCAGTACCAGGGCCCATGGGGGCTTCCATTGGGACGAAAGCAAGAGCAAATGCCTCTGGGATGAAGGCTCCACCTACAGTGTAGGAAGCAGTCATTCCGCTTGACGGAGATTGACCATCATCATCACCAGTTGCTCCAGAACGGTTTACAACTACATTCCCTGACGCAACAACTTGAATGCCGGAAGTACCAGGATCATATCCAGTTGCAGGCTCATTATAGAGAGGTGGTGAGATTGAGATGGTGGTTACACCAGAACTGTTGGTGTCTGCAGCAGCAGTAACTCTATGATCAAGCTTCTTGCCACTATCGTAAGTAACAGTGACATGATCACCAGCCAAGAAAGCATTTGTCTTAGATGCTTGACCGCCAGTAAGAGCGAGAGAAGTTGCTCCAGCATTAGCAGCCGCTGAAGTTGTGAAAGCTCCATCCATGGAGGCAGTTGTTGTAAGAACACCGGGTGTATGACTTGGCAAGTTCTGAGACATCACCATATCGAGTCCCATGAAACGTCCGAGTTGTGCTTCAGTAAGAGGAGAAACGTTTCCGCTTTCATTTGCTCTTACGAATTCACTGATTGAGTAAAGAGACGTTTGCATTGAAGGACTTACAACAAGCTTACGATTCGTCATAGGAATCATATGATTGTTCATGGTCTCAATGATTGCAGCCATATCTGCGGTTGAATTTGGTGCTGAAAAGTCGGCGTTAGGAGCCTCAATCCCACCAAGATTAATCATCTTACCAAGAGCATAACGATCAATCGCTTCTGCCAATGCAGACATTGCAGGAACAAGAAGACGACTATTGAAATCGTCAATGTCGGTTGTAAGCTGAGTGTTTGTGACTTCAAAAGAAACGTCAAAGAGTTTCTCTAAGGTCAAATCAATGGTTGACTCAGATGCCTGCTGGATTGTTACATTGTTTCCGCTTTCACCTGCATTGTTATAAGTGTCTGCAGCGAAACCTACTGGTCTGCGGACCTTAACGGTGGTTCCCACCTTGGCTCCTGTAAAGTCAGCAGCCCTGGAGGTATCCATTACCTGTGGGGAAATGATTTGGTCTTCGAGGACCATGAGTGCCTCCCGAGCAATGATGTCGGGAGTAATGAATGTATTAGCCATGAGTAGTATCCTATTAGTAGTTGGATATTGAAATTAACGAAGCACCCAACATAGCAGGATGCCTCTGCATGAAAAACAAAGTGCGCTCCTGCGCTAATAAATGACACTACCC